ATGACCGCGGTTAACCTGGACGCGCTGATCCCGCGCGAAGACTTTGAGGTGCGAACGGAGTTCGGGAGAGCTTTTCCGAAGTCGCAAACTCTAAAGATCAACGATCTTGAGCCCAACGCCTTCCTCTATGACGCGTTGAGAAAGCCGGATTTTCAGCGCGAGACTGCAAATTGGGACTCTACCAAGATCGTCGAGTTCGTTCGCACTTTCTTGGACGGTGATCTGATCCCGGCGGTCATCCTCTGGCAATCCGGCCGATACACCTTCGTTATCGACGGAGCCCATCGATTGAGCGCACTTGCTGCGTGGGTGCACGACGACTATGGCGACAAGGAAATATCCCGAAAATTCTTTCAGAATGAGATCCCAGTCGAACAGCAACGGGCTGCGGATCGCACGAGGAAAGAAATTGACGCGACGATCGGAAGCTATATCGAGCATAAGAAGGCGATCGAATTCCCTCAGAACTCGAAACCGGAAATAGTCGAGCGCGCCCGACGCCTAGGCTCTTTGGCTCTCCAGTTGCAGTGGGTGCCTGACAGCGACGCTAAGAAGGCCGAAGATTCATTCTTTAAGATCAACCAAGAAGCTGTGGGGATCGATCGAACAGAACTACGAATATTGAAGGCGCGCACTTCGCCCAATGCAATTGCCGCGCGGGTGATCGTGAGAAACGCGACCGGGCATAAATACTGGTCTGGATTTTCCAACGATCTGGGCGCAGCCATGGAAACGATCGGCAGGGAGATATTCTCTATTTTGTTTTATCCTCCCTTAGAGACGCCGGTTAAAACCCTTAACCTACCCGTCGCGGGAAAGAGCGGGCAGGCGCTTCCGCTGATATTTGATCTCGTGAACCTCGCCAACGGCGTCCCTGTAGTGGACGTGAAAAAGGGTTCCCATCAACCAGGGTTCACGCCAGACCTAACTGGTGAAGAAACGTATCGATATTTGAAGAATACGCGCGATCTAGCGCAACGGCTCTCCGGTACACAGCCATCGTCGCTCGGCTTCGATCCTGCAGTATACGTTTATAGCGCGTCGGGAAAGCATCAGCCTACCTCCTTTTTGGCTATCGTGAGCCTCACGCGAAAGCTCGTGGAGCAGGACAAGCTAAAAAAGTTCACGCTTATTCGAAGAGAGTTCGAAGAATTCCTCATAACAAACAAGGAATTCATAAATCAGGTTGTCACCAAGCGGGGAAGCGGCGCAAAGGGATACGACTGGGTAGAGGATCTTTTCGAAAAAATCCTAGGCGGTCTTGGCAGCGGCATGGATTCGGCTGCAATTTTGGAGGGGCTGAAGAGGGATCAGAAGTTTAGCTTTCTGACGAAGTATCAGCCCGCTGATGAGGAGGATGCTCCCAAAGGAAAGAAGTTCAGTAGGAACGTGAAATCTGCGGCGTACATCAGGGAAGCGTTGCAAACGTCGATGCGTTGTAAGCTTTGCGGATGCAGGATGCAGTCCAAGTCCATTTCCGTAGACCATGCAGTCGATAGAAAATACGGCGGAACTGCTCACATAGATAACGCGCAACTGACGCATCCATATTGCAACAGTATAAAAGATTGGCTGATGGCGAATGGCAAACAAGCAGCAGAATGACCGATGCAGACAGGGCTGATTTGACCGCCGTCTGTATCCGACTCGTTGTGAGTCTGAGAACAGCGCGAGCCGAAAGCTATTAAGGGCGGGATGCTGCTAAGGCATTGCGGGGCCCGATGACTCGTCGCCCCGATCCGTGCTGTGCAAGATGGCGCTGAGCGCGGCTAACGGGGCTCTCGTAGCGCTTGATCGCCTCGAGCTCTTGCTCCAGACGATCAAGCAGTGGTGCATATTTCTCCCCATGCAAGATAATCACCTCGGAAACGAGCGCAATTGCGTCTTGCAAGCGTTTCTCGGTGATCTGTGCGGTCATGCACGAGTCTCTGGCTTCGCTAGCTGTAGTTTGTCGCCCACGATTTTCGCGCGACCGCCGGCGATCAGGCGGTCGGCCATCTCCCTCGTGATCTTCCTGGCACCAAACCGCCAGCCGCCGCGCGGATGCCGCTCGAAAGGGCTGTATTCGAGCAGCGCCAGAGCAATGTAGTGGTTACGTTGCATGCGCTTCACCGGGGAAGGGCTATCCCTCACAAGCTTGGCCCGGCGAGCTGCTGCGCCAAAGCTCGAGCATCCGCTGCGTGAGCCTTGATCTGCGAGCGGGTGAAGCCGAGCCGCTCGAGATCGTCTTCGGTAATTCCGCCTTCGCGGTACGAGGCGGCGCGCATGTCGTCGGCCATGCGCTTGACCGTCTCGCTCGGCGAGAGCGGTGCGCGCGGCTTTACGAGCGCGGTATCGATGTAGTCAGGGACGGTTGCTGGCGCGGCGAGTGTGCGGTTGGCGGCCGGAAGGCGATTGCAGTATGTACGTCGCATGGGAGTTCCCCGTTTGTTTCACGGAAAACATTTTCCAACACCATTATGGTGTGGCGTCAACACCAAATTGGTGTAGGTAGCGAGTTGCCTCTATTTTTTGCCGTCGATCTGCGCTTTTCCCGCAGTCAGGTCATCCGCGCAGAGAAGACGTTCACAAGAAGCGCCGCGCCTAGCCCTACCGAGGCACCTATAATCGCATAGAGGGGCGGCAGGACCATTGACTGGAAAAATCCGCCCGCTGTTATCCAGCCAGTGACGGCCCCTGCGATTGAGCAGGCGCTCATCCCAACGATCAGATTGCGATCGTTGTGAGCTTCTCGACGGAATGCGCGTTTCTCGCGACGGCTCATTTGGTAGGGCCCAGCTGGTTCTTCCGAACCGCAGTGCGGGCAGGATTGAGCGCTGAACGAGACTTGGCCACTGCAGTCGTGGCAAATAATTAATTCCATCGCCAGACTAGCTCAGTTCATGAATTACCCTTCCCACGCGCCCGACGACGACAGTTTCCCCACTCATGTGGATCGTTTCGTGATCTGGATTTGTGGAATAGGGCTGCAATCTCGGCGGATTGCCTCCGCGATAGCGTTTGAATGTAGCTTCGCCCTCAGGGGTGCCGAAGACATAAAATTTGTCGTTGATGACGCGTTGGTCGGAGAGGTTGACGCAGATGTAGGCGCCGTCAGGAGCAATCCGGTCCATCGAATCTCCCTGGACCTCGAGAACAATCCAATCGCCTTTCGGTAGATCGGCAAGATAGACGTATTTGCGGACATCCGAACGTTTTACGCCCTCCTGGTGAGCCAGGCGGCCGGCGCTGACCCATGAGAGGAGCGGTGCCCGGAAGGTCTTAAGACCCGGAAAAACCAGCTTTTCGGGAGATGTCCGCAAGAAGGGCGCGAGCTTTTCCGCCCAGAGCGCTGTCATCTCGCGCTCGCCATGCACGAGTTTGCTGATCTGTTGCTGGGTGGTGCCGATAGCCTTGGCGAGCGCGCCTTGGCTGATCGCGCGGCGCTCCATCGCTTCGAATAGTCCGTTCGGAAATTTCCCTTTCATGAACGCAGGGGGCACCAAATTGGTGTGACCCGCAAACACCATTTTGGTGTATGCGACTTGCGAATCAACACCAAATTGGTGTGGGATGCTCCTCATGCACTTCTCGGAATGGATGAGCAGGAACGGTGAGACCAACCCTGGCTTCGGTAAGAAGGCGGGTTGGTCGGGTGAGACGGTTCGGAGGTACCGAGCCGGCGAGCGTGAGCCTGATCACGCGGCGATGGCGACCATCTACGCGCTGACGTCCGGCTGCGTGACGCCGAACGATTGGGTCGGGGTCGGCCCGCGCAACGTCGATCAGAAAGCAGAGCAGCTGAGCACATGACCCGCATCGTAAGATCTGCGCGGGGACAGTCAAACTCTGCTCCCGCACCAAAGTGCAGTCGAATCCGTACCAAAGTGCAGTCGATTCATCCGGCCATCGCTGCCTTTAAGCGGATTTTCCCACAGTCGACTGCGGCGCGCCTTCACCTACAGACCGGAGCCAGTTTGAGCTTTTGCGACAAGGTGTTGTCGGGTGCCAAGCAGCCCGGCGCGCCCATGCTCGAGGCGCTACTGCGCTCCGACGTCGGAAAGGATGTCCTGATCGCGGTGATGGGCGCGGCGAAGCCCGCCTGGTGGGTGGGCTACCGGCGGCATCTTGAACTCTCCGAACTAGTCAAGGCCGAAAGCCACTTGCGCAAGCAGATCGAGGCCATGCAGCGCGACATCGCGGATTAGCTGGGGCATCCATGGGGCACGAAACTCTCGCCGGCGTCGACGTCAACGATCTCAGCTTTCTCGTCATGATGGGCTGCGTCCTGCTGGTCGCCGCGTTCGCCGCGATCGGCGCCGCGTTGCAGCCCTTCCTCGATCGCCGCCGCGATGCCGGCGCCGGTTTCCGCTGGGTGCGCCGATGACCAGGAAGCCGGCCACGGAAACCCGCGCGACGACGATCGCCAGGGACCAGCTGAAATCGATCATCGAGCGCGTCGAGCGGCTGACCGAGGAGAAAAAGACGATCGCCGACGACATCCGCGACGTGTTCGCCGAGGCCAAGGGTAACGGTTTCGACGTCAAGGCGCTGCGCGCGATCATCAGGATTCGCCAGCAGGACCCGATTGATCGCGAGGCCGAGGAGGCGATCCTCGAGACCTACATGCAGGCGCTGGGGATGCTGTGATGCACGGCTCTTTCGCCAGTGTCCGGCCGAGCGAGGTCGCCTCGATCGAGCGACTGCTCGACTCCGGGCTGACGCCCTGGCGCCGCATCATTCTCTCGGCGCGCGATAACGTCTGGTCGCTGGTCGACGCCTGCGATTACGAATGGCTGTCGAAAAATACCTGGAACGTGTCTTGGGGCTCGCGCACGCCCTGGCAGCTCTACGCTAAACGCAACGTCGGGCCGGAGCGTGCGACGTTGCGGCAACATCGCGAGATCAAGATCGTCCGCGATCCGCGCTCCGAGCGGTTCATGCGGACGCATCACGTCGACCACGGCAACGGTCAGACGCTCGACAACCGCGACGACAATCTCGCGTGGTGTACCCACAAACAGAACATGAAAAACCGCCGGCCGCGCGCGGCGATCCCTTCGCTCGAGCAGATCGTCCTCGAGCTGATGCGCGTTCACGACATCCCGTTTCCGCAGGAGGTTCCGTTTTGACCGACGTTCCCGCATCCGATGGCATGGGGCTGACGGCCCGCATGGTCGACGCCTTGAAAGCGATTACCGAGTTTGTCGGCCGTCACGGTGCGATGCCGTCGCGCAGCGCGCTGGCCGGCGTGATGGGCTGCAGTAAGAACAACGCAAACCGGCTGATGGATAGCCTGGTCGAGCGGGGCGAGCTGACGGCCGTGAAGCGGCGCGGTTGGGTCGCGGTCGCCGGCTTTGGCGGCGATGGCGTCATGATCTCGGTCCGGTCGCATACCGCAGCGCGGCTCGCCGCATATTGCGCGGCGAACAGCGAGAAGCTGACGGCCGTCGCTGATGACGCGATCGCGCTGCACCTCGACCAGCTCGAGGGCGACGTCGCTACTGTCATTCCATGCGGCGACGGCGTCGCCATTCTCGTCGATGACGAGGAGGGCGCCGCGTCGTGACCGAGCTCGTCCGATACGAGGCAGCCTGCCGCGCGCTGGCCGAAGCTGTTGCGGCCGATGAGGTCATGACGATACGCGACCAGGCCGAGGCGATGCGGCTCGCGAGCAGGGTCGCGAAAAACGTCGATCTCGAGGTCCAGGCTTCAAAGATCCGGTTTCGCGCCGAGCGGCGCCTCGGCGAGCTCGTCAAGCTGCAAAAGGAAACGGTCGGTCTCAACCGCGGCCGGGCCGGCGCCGGTCGACCGCGTTTAGGCAGTTCTGAGCCGGAACAGCCTAAATCCGACGATCGGCCGACGCTGGCCGAGGCTGGAATCGATCGCAAACTCTCGTCCAAGGCGCAGCGCCTGGCCGCTATGGATGCAGCCGAATTCGAGGCGGCGCTCGGTCGGCATGAGCAGGAGATGCGCGCCGGTGCCGGCCGCGTCGCGATGGACCTGACCAAGGTCGCCGCCGAGGAAAAGGGCAGGGAGCATCGCCGCGGCCTGGCGCAGGCGCTCTCTGACGCCTCGGCGCTGCAGCCGACCGGCCGCAAGTATCCGATCGTATATGCAGATCCGCCCTGGCATCGAAACCAGGGCGTGACCAGCCGGTCTTACGAAAATCACTATCCGACCATGGCCTGGTCCGAGATCTGCGATCTGCCGGTTAAGGATATGGTCCTGCCGGACGCCTGGCTGTTTCTCTGGATTCCGCGCGCGCATCTGCTCGCCTGGCATGAGGCCGAGATCGAGGCGACGGATCTGCGGACCGGCGAGGTCATTAAGGTCCGCTGCCAGATGCCGCTCGCCTCGGCTGTCGCGCTGGCGTGGGGCTTTAAGTCCTACTCAACGGCCTTCGTCTGGACGAAAAACGACGACGAGCATCCGGACGAGGCCGGCGGCGCCGTCCTGGTGCGCGACCAGGACGAGCTGCTGCTGCTGTTCAAGCGCGGCAAGGGGCTGCCGAAGCCGGCGAGCGGCGAAAAGTTCGGCTCCAACCATCGCGAGCGGTCGCGGCCGCTCGGTCACTCGCGAAAGCCGGAGCATTACCGGCGCATGATTGCGGCGATGGCCGGCGGCGTGCCGGCGCTCGAGCTGTTCGCCCGCGTCGACGCCGAGCATCCATTGCCGACCGGCTGGGATGCGTGGGGCAACCAGGCCGCGGCGCCGGCAGACGAGCCGAGCGGTTCGCGCTGGATGACGCGCGATGAGGTCATCGCGGCTGACATCGCCGCAATAGAGAGATTCGATTCCCAAGCGATCGCGGGCGCGAGCTCGACGCCTGACGGGGCGTCAGCGGGTATAGAACCGCCGCGCGATCGGACTGCCGATGGTCGGTCATCGGACGAGGCCGCAACGGGTAGCCATAGCGCTGCGGCCTCACAGTTAGCGGACGCCGGAGCTCACGCCGGCGATCGTCCAGCCCTGTCGGACGCTGTTGCCGCGTCTCCGATCGGGGAAGTCGTTTCGAGCGTCGCCGTCACTGGCCGCGCCGATACAGCCGAGCCGCCGGCGAACCGACCTGGACGCGAAATTCCCGACGACGACGGCCTCGACATCCCGGCGTTTCTGCGCCGCTCGCCCAAGCCGGCGCCGGAGCTCGTCGTCGCGCAAAGCGAGATGGATCTCGCGCGCATCGATCGCGCGCCGGTCGAGGTCGTCGACGATCGCCTGCAAACGCGGCTGCCGTTGACCGAGGACGAGCTCGACATGCAAGCCGCGCTGCTCGCGATCGACGCCGGCGAGAAGATCGACGGCGACATGGTGCGGCATCTGGTCGGTGCCGGCTTCGCGCATTGCTCGACGTCCAGCGTCAAGGTCAGCGACGCCGGCCGCAAATTCCTGGCGCAGCTGGTCGCGTCGCCGGCGCCGCTCGACGCCGGCCGTGCATCGCAGATCGGAGGGTGAGCCGATGGACGTTGGACCTCACGGCGGCGGCTGCCTGATCTGGGCCTATCTGATTTGGCTGGTCCTCGCTGTGGCCGCGATCGTTTGCTTTGGCGGTGGGCTGTGACTGACAAAGTCGCTCTATTCCGGCAGATCGCTGCGGTCGAGGCCGAGATCAAGGATCGCAGCGCCGGCGCGCGTTCGAGGCTCGATCGGTCGGCGTCGCAACGCCAATGCGACGGCCTCGAGGCTGGTGCGAAAACGCTGCGCTGGCTGCTGCAGAACGAGGCTCGCATCGCTGCGGCGGCGCCGCTGCCGGCCGGCGCAATTTCGATGACGAGGCAGGCCACTGCCGTCGAGACCGAGCTCAAGGATCGCCGCAGCGGCGCGCGCGGCAAGTTGAGCTCGGCTGCGGCGATCTATCAACGCGACGGCCTCGAGGCCGCCGCGAATACGCTGCGCTGGTTGCAGCAGAACGAGGCGAGCATCAAAGGGGCAATGCGGCAATGAAGCAAACGAAACTGGCATCACTCGCGGAGAGCGCGATCAACGTCTTAGTTGGCTTCGTCATAAGCCTTGCGGCGCAGGTCTATTTCCTGCCGCTGCTCGGCGTCACGGTCTCGATCGGCCAGAACGTTGCGTTTGCGCTAATCATGACCGCGATCTCGATCTGCAGGTCGTATCTGCTGCGCCGGCTATTCGAGGCCCTGAATATCCGCCGGCCGCTGTCGCCGTTCATGCAGGCCGTTATCGCCGAGCGATTCCGCCAGATCGAGCGCGAGGGTTGGTCGACCGAGCATGATGACGGATACGATCGCGGCACGCTGGGCCGGGCTGGCGCTGCGTTCATACTGCACGCCGGCACGGAATCGCCTGCTGTCCCGCACGAATGGCCTTGGACGCGCGAATGGTGGAAGCCGGCGGGCTATCGGCGCGACCTGGTCCGCGGCGTCGCATTGGCGATCGCTGAGGGCGAGCGGTTCGACCGCAACCGGAATCCGACCGGAGTGCCGGCGCGTTTGAGGCGACCGCTTGCGGCGCAGGAGCAGCGGCAATGACGCAGCTCGAGATCGCAGCGTTCGCCGTCGGCGCGTTCGGCCTGTTCATGTTCGGCTGTTCCCTCGGTTGGATGCATTGTGGGCAGCGCCTGCGGATTTCGTTTGATCGCGACGGCGAGTGCCTTCGCATGAATCGAGCCTTGTCGCGCGCCGAGGTCGACGACATACGCCGCGTCTGGCGTGAGGCGGCGGCGGAAGGGCGCGAGCTGCAATGGCACGCATGAGCTCGACGCGGCACAAGTGGGGCGACAAGGTCCGGTTTCCGCTCAAGACCGAGCAGCAATGCGTCCGGTGCGACATGGTCAAGGTTGGTCGCCGCCAGGGCGGTCCTGCTGGCTATTGGGATGAGTTTTGGCGCGACGAGGAGCGCATCCATTGCACGGCGACGCCGCCCTGCGACGCGCGATGCGAGGCGGCTGCAGCATGACCAGCGCCGCGATCGCGCGCTGCCTGGCCGCCGAAGGGCCGGAGGCGATGACTCTCGCCGAGGTCATCTGCCAGCTGGTCGTCAAGGGCGCCGAGCTCGGCGAGCTCGAGGAATACGAGATCCCGGATCGCGACGCGATCGCCGCCGGCGTCGTCGATCCGCCGCGGCTCAAACGTCGCGGTTTCCGCCGCGAGTGGCTCGAGCGGCTCGGCGTCGCGATCGAGCTCGAGGCGATCTCTGCGCTGTCGGCGGACAAGATCGTCGAGCGCCTGCTGCAGCCGCGGTCTTGAATTTCTAGTGTTTCGTTGCGTCAGCGTTTTCCCGAATTCTCTGATTAGGAAGTTATGATGACCGCGAAAAAGCGGGCGCGATTGCGCATCGGCTCGGACGTGGCGACCGGATGGGCGCGCAATCTCGAGCTGGGCAACCCTTACGCAAAAAGCGTGCTGCGCGCGCTCGGCGAGTATGTCGACGGCGAAGGCATGTGCTGGGTCGGCATCCCGCAGCTGGCAATGGACTGCGATCTGTCGCAGGACACGGTCCGGCGGCGGCTCGCCTGGCTCGAGGACATCGGTGCGATAGGCAGGACCGGGCAATGGGTCGACGAGAATGGTCGTCGCAACGGCGAGGGCCGCGGCAAGCGCACGACGGATCTCGTCCGTCTGCTGGTCGACGCCGATACCGACGCGATCGAGGCGCGGGCTGCCGGTCGCGTCGTCGACGAAACGCCAGTGAATTCAACGGCGATTAGCCCTAGCTGGCAGCAAGGGCTAAATTCGGGTGCCGAAGTGGTTAGGACTCCGCCAGCCCTCGGCCAGCCCTCGCAGTTGTGCGACCAGCTAATCTCTGAACCTGAACCGGAGAATCCCCCTAAGTCCCCCTCCGGGGGCTTTCCGGAGGATCGCAAAACGATCGAGGAAGGCGAGCCGACCGAGTTCGCGGCGGCATTCGAGAGCTATGTCGGGCATGAGGTCATGCGGCGCGACCTGGCGCTCGAGGAGTTCCGCCTCCTGACGCCGGACGATCGCGCCTGGTGCGTCCATGCCGTGCCGCTCTACATGGCGAAGCTGCGCGAGCTCAAACAGCGCCGTCCGATGAATTTCCATCTCTGGTCGCGGACTCGCGGATTTCGAGAATTCGCCGCGCCTGGTGTTGCGTCGGCAAAGCCTGCAGCTCCACAACGGCGGTTTGTGCAGGGCGACGAGCTCAAGGGCTTAGCAGTGGCGACGCAGATCGCCGAGCGGCGCGAGCCGCGCGTTATCCGCGAGCTGGATCTCGGCGAGGGCGTCTGGACGCAGCTGCCGCCGCAGGTTGATCTCACGGCGATGGCAGCGTTTGCCGGCGTCGATCGCGAGGCCTGGCAGGTCGTCGACCTCGGGACGCCGCAGTTTGCCGCCTGGCGTGATCGCCTGGCGCTCTGGATCGGCGCCGAGCCGCAGGCCGAGCGGATTTTCCTCGAGCCGTATGACCAGAACGTTCATGGCGTCTCGTCGTCAAATCCGAATTTCCGCTTGAGGAAGTCAAAGCAGGGCTTTCGCGTGCCGGCGCCGTGGCCGCCGCGCCGCGATGGGACGTGGCAAGTCGCAGGGGAGGGCGAATGAACATGCAATACCGCAAAGGGCAGATCGTCGGTTATGTCGAGGCCGGCGGTCGTTTGGCGGTCCCGGCGATGCCGGAGAGCTGGCGCGTGCTGCAGGTCATGCCTGGTCGCGATGCCAAGGTCATCAAGGCTTTCGGCGAGCGCTGCATTAGCGGTTGGTCGCCGACCGTTGTGCATTTCGTCCAACGTGGCGGCGGCCAGCCGGCGCGGCGTCCGCATCTCGGCCGCCGGATCGAAAAGCCGTTTCTGCCTGGTCTGATCTTCCTGCCTGATTTCGAGCTTGCGCGTCTCGCCGAGATCCGCAGCATTCCAGACGTCGACAACCTGCTCGAGTTCGGCGAGCTGCGGTCGTGGCTCAATGCGACCGAAATGCAGTTGCTGCGCGATATCGTCAAGATCGAGAACATGCTGCCGTCGCGTCGCCGATGGGCGTTGGCGCAGCTGTTCCTGCGCTATGGCTTCATCAGCGTCGCCGAGGTCAAAGAGGAAACCGAAATGAGAGTAGGACGTCAGATCCGTGTCGCTGACGGCCTGTTCTCTGGCTTTCGCGCGTTGATCGAGCGAATTGACTCAAAAGGCCGACTCAGCGTCTTAGTCGGCGACGGAAAGCACGGCGTCAAGGTAAGCGGTTTGACCGAGGCGCAGATCGAGCTGATCGACTAATTCGCGGTGCGGTGCATGCGCGGCAGTTCGACTAAAAGTGCAGAGCCTGATTCAGGCGAACGCGCGCAGCGTGCCCCTACCGCAATGAAAAAGGCCGCCAACTAGGCGGCCTTTTTCGATTGCGCTCCCAGCTTGATTGCGGCAGCCGGTGAGCCGTCGGTGCTGGTTAGTCGCAACGGCGGACCTGGCGGACCGAACCGTCATCGCGCTCGATCGTAACGGTGCGGCAACCGCGATAGCCGCGATCATAATTGTAGGCGCGATAAGCGCGTCGATCATAATCTCGGTCGTAATATCGGTGTTGCGGGCCAACCACGACGCCGCCGACCGGAGTATCAATGGCGAATTGAGCCGACGCAGGTGCAATCGAGAACGGGGTGACGACAGCGAAGCCCGCGATCGCCAGCACAGCAGCCAGTGACAGAGTTCTCATGATGTCCTCCTCGGTTTGTTCCTTTGCTCTTCAACGTCACAGGTAGGGCAAGGTTCCTGCAAGATTTGAACGTCTGGTCCTGGATCCGAGGCCGATCATCGCAAGGTGGTCGGCCCTTTCCTTTTTTTGGATGCCGCAGCCGCCCTGGAAAGCCTGGTACAAGCTCGCGCGCTGGCGTGCGCTGCGTCTGCGCATCTTCCTGCGCGATCTCTATACATGCCAACGCAAGGCATGCGGCAGGGTCGAGCCTGATACGTCGCTGCTCGTCTGCGACCATGTCATCCCGCATCGTGGCGATGAGCGCCTGTTCTGGGATGAGGGCAACCTGCAGACGCTCTGCAAGGCTTGTCACGATCGAGACAAGCAGCGCGAGGAGCAGGCGAGCCTGCACATGCGCGGCGTCTGGGACTGATTGAGGGGTAGGGGGTGGGCATTTCCTTGGCGGGTGCCTCTCCACGGACCGGCCTATCTCACACTGACAGGTTTTTTTTCATCATGGCCGAAGTTTTCGACCTATTCGGCGATCCCGTGCCGGCCAACTGGGGCGGGCGTGGTCGGCCGGAGCATGTCGCTAACCAGCAAAACCGGAATCGCGTCAGCCTGTTAGTCGCGCTCGGTTGGAGCAATGCGCGGATCGCGTCGGCGCTTTTCATCACGCAGCCGACGCTGCGGAAGCATTATTTTTCAGAGCTCAAGTTTAAGGACGTCGCGCGCGATCGGCTGGTCGCGCAGGTCGGCGTCAAACTGATGGACGGCGTCAACGCCGGAAACGTCTCGGCGATCCGAGAATTCCAGAAGTATCTCGAACGCAACGATCTGATGCTGTACGGCCAGACGCAGCAGCCGGCGAAGGCCGCGCCGGCCGAGAGGGCGGCGCCGACCGAGAAGATCGGCAAGAAAGCCGCCGCGCTCGCCGCCGCGCATCAGCCCGACGCCGGCACGCCGCTCGGCGAGCTCATGATGCGCCGCCAACAGGCCGGGACCTCGCACTGATGCAGACTTCGATCGAGGCCGCCGCGGCGCCTGGCATCGTGCCGTGGGATCTGTCCCGCGTCGATTGGCAGGAGCGCATCCGCGACGGCCGCTCGCTGATGCCGGATATGCCGCTGTTCGCCGGCGAGGCGGACATGGCGCAGGCGTTCTATGACGAGATCCAGCTGCCTGACGTGCCGGGCAAGCCAAAGATGCGGACCGCATCCGGCCCATGGTTCCGCGAGCTGGTGCGCGCGGCATTCGGCAGCTGGGATGCGGTCAACCAGGTCCGGTACATCCGCGACATTCTCGCGATGGTGCCGAAGGGCTCGTCAAAGACGACAAACTCGGCCGCGCTGCTGATCGTCGCCATGCTGATGAACTATCGGCCGCGCGGTAAAGCGTTGTTTGTCGGTCCGACGCAGGCGATCTCGACGCGCGCCTATGACCAGGCGGTCGGCATGATCGAGGAGTCGCCGGATTTAAAGCGGCGTTTTCGCACGCACGATCATGAGATGATGATCGAGGACTTGGTCACCAAGGCCGAGGCGCAGGTCAAGACCTTCGACGTCAACATCCTGACCGGCGCGATGGGCCTGTTTTTCGTGCTGCTCGACGAGATCCACCTGCTCGGCTTCAACGCGAAGGGCGCGAAAGTGCTGCGCCAGATCCGCGGCGGCCTCGACAAGACGCCGGAGGGACTGCTCGTCATGACGACGACGCAGAGCGACGACGTTCCGGCCGGAATTTTCAAGTCCGAGCTGAAATTCGCGCGCAACGTTCGCGACGGCAATTATCGCGGCAAGGTCATCCGGCCGATGCTGCCGCTGTTGTATGAATTTCCGCCGGACATCGCGACGCTGACGCGCGAGGAGCGGAAAAAGGGCGTCGAGCCGCGCTGGATGGACCCGGCAAATTGGTCGATGGTGATGCCGAACCTCGGCCGCTCCGGTCCGTCGCTGGCCGAGCTCGCCGCCGATTGGGAGGGCGAGCGCGACAAGGGCGAGGAAGCAATCCGGATCTGGGCCTCGCAACATCTCAATATCGAGATCGGCCAGGGCATCAATAACGAGGGTTGGGGCGGCGCGGATCTCTGGGATGCGCAGGCGATCGCAGGGCTCGATCTCGACGCGATCCTGACGCGCTGCGAGGTCGTCACGATCGGAATCGACTCCGGCGGCCGTGACGACCTGCTCGGCCTGGCGGTGATCGGCCGCGAACGCGGTACGCGGCATTGGCTGTCCTGGTCATATGCATGGGCAGATCCGATCGTCCTGGAACGTCGAAAGGACATCGCGAGCCAACTGCAGGATTTCGTCGAGGAAGGCTCGCTGACGATCGTCGATATGGCTGACGCGATCGCGGATCTCGGCGCCCTGGTCGCTCGCATCGTCGCGAGCGGCCTGCTGCCGCAGAAAAACGGCGTCGGTATCGATCCGAACCAGGCGGCGGCGATTATCGAGGCTTTGACCGCCGTCGGCGTGACCGACGATATGCTGCGGCGCCTGCTGCAGGGCTCGGCGCTCGCGCCGGCCGTCTATGGGCTGGATTTCAAGCTCGCCGATGCGACGTTCTGGCATGCCGGGCAAGGCCTCATGTCTTGGGTGGTCGGCAACGCCAAGACCGAACGCCGGGGCAATTCCGACATGGTGACCAAACAGGTCGCCGGCTCGGCGAAAATCGACCCGTTCATCGCGCTGCTCGAGGCCGCGATCCTCATGAGCTGGAATCCAACGGCCGGGCTGCTCGTGACCGGCGCTGATATCCTGACGGTGGTCTGATGGGAATTTTTCGGAGCGGGCTGGGGTCGGCGTTTCGTGTGGTTGCGGATGCGTTTGATCCTGGCAAGCCGCGCGACATGAGCGACCCGCAATATTGGGCGGATTTCGGCGGTCGCATGTCGCTCGCCGGCGTCGAGGTCACTGACAGCAACGTCAGCCAGCTCGGCGCCGTCCAGGCCGTCCGTCATGGCCTCTCGTCGGCGATGAAATCGCTGCCGGCGTCGGTCTATCGGCGCGGTGCGAACGGCGCGCGCGAGGCGTTGCCGGATCATCCGGTCACCAGGCTGTTTGCGGCCAACCCGAACGCTCGCCAGACGCCGGCCGAGCTCGTCGGCGAGCTCGCCTGGAACGTTTCGTACTATCGAAATTCATATTGCGCGATCCTGCCGCCTGGCGATCCGCGCGCATCGGAATATTACGCGGTCGGCGGCCTCGAATGGCTGCATCCGCGGCGCCTGGCGATGGTCGAGCGCGGGATCGACGGGCGCCTGTATTACACGTTCAATCCGCCGACGACCGTCGTCCAGGGCGCGCAGCTCAAACAGACGACCTATCGCGACGACGAGCTCTGGCATATCCGCTCGAATCCGTTGCGCGAGGATGGCCTGCTCGGCGAGCCGATTTTCCATAGCGCCAAACACGTTTTCGCGCGCGCGATCGCCGTTCATGAATACGGCGACATCTGGTTTAAGAACAACGGCCAGTCCGGCGGCACGCTCGAGCATCCCGGCGTGTTCAAAGACAAGGAAGATCGAAACCAGTTTCTCGAAAACTGGCGGGCAGCCGGGACCGGGATGAACCGGCACAAGGATCGGCTGCTGACGCATGGCGTCAAATATAATCCGATCAAGGTGACGAATTCCGAGGCGCAGCTGCTCGAGACCGAGGACGCCGCCGACACTGCGGTTTTCGGCCTTTGGAGCTATCCGCTGCATCGCGCATCGCGCCTTAAACGCGCGACAAATAACAACGTCGAGCAGCAGTCGCTCGATTTTGTCGTCGGATGTGTGGCGCCGCTCGCGATCGAGATCGAGCAGGGCGTCGAGCGGGATCTGCTGCTCGACAACGAAAACGGCGATCTGTTTTTCGAGTTCAACTTTTTCGGCCTGCTGCGCGGCGATCTGCTGAATCGCTATCGGGCGTATCTGATCGGCCGTCAGGGCGAATGGTTGTCTGCAAACGACATCCTGCGATTTGAGAACATGTCGCCGCGGACTGATCCCGGCGGCAATGACTACAAAAACCCGCTGACAAAGGACTCCGCCGGCGGGCAGGGCGTCGACGACAATGCCGGCGCCGGCGGCGGCTCGAGCTCTCCAAAAGAGGACGGCAACAATGATTAAGATCGAATCCGCTGCGCCGGATCTACGCCAGGTGCTGACGCAGATCACGTCGATCGACGCCCTGGTCGCGCTCGAGGTCTCAGCGCTCGCTGATTGCCTGGCGCGCGCCGAGCAGCGGCAGGCGCTCCTCGCGGCAGCTACCGCGCAGGCCTCGAGCTCGGCAAGCAAGATCGCCCTGGTCTCGATTGCCGGCGGCTTGACGCCGCGCGGCAGTTGGTTCGGCTCGAGCCTTTCCGGGATCGCGGCGCAGGTCACGCGCGCTGCGGATGACCAGGACGTCGCCGGCCTGGTCCTCGACGTCGACAGTCCTGGCGGTACGGTCTCCGGCACGGTCGAGGCGGCCGCGGCTGTCGCGGCGGCTGCAGCGAAAAAGCCGGTTATCGCGATCGCAAACACGCTGGCGGCGTCGGCGGCCTATTGGATCGCCTCGCAGGCGAGCGAGCTGGTGATGACGCCGTCTGCAGACGTCGGCTCGATCGGCGCGATGATTATGCACCAGGATATTTCCGGCTGGCTCGACCAGGTCGGGGTCAAGATGACGATCGTCCGCTCGGAGCAATCGCCGCTGAAAAACGAGGCGCATCCGTTCGCGCCGCTGTCGGATGAGGCCAAGGCCTATCTGCAGGGCCGCGCAAACGAGGCCGGGGCCGATTTCGTCAAGGCCGTCGCCGGCGGCCGGCGCGTGACGCAGACCAAGGTCCGCGAGGAGTTCGGCCAGGGCCGTATGCTCGGCGCGCGCGAGGCGGTTGCGCGCGGCATGGCGGACCGGATCGCAACGCTCGACCAGGTCATCGGCGGCATGCTGCAGCAGCGCTCGCCGCGGCCGAGCTCGCGCCGGCGATCGGCGCTGGCGTTCGATTAGGGCGCAGCGAGATCAACTGGAATGCGTGGAGATCGATCGGCGCAACCTTGGAAGCGAGTTCGCGCTGTGGCCGGCGTACAACACTGTCCACTAAATCCGTCAGCCCGCTCCTTCCTGCTCTACGCCATTGCCCCCTGGGCTCGACGGTGGCTCTTCCCTGCGCTAGCCTTTGCGCAGGTGGACCGATGCGCCAACGGCTGAAGAGTTTTCTACCTATAGTCCTGGTTGCCCTGTTGGTGCAGATCTTTGCACCGATCGGTGCGTGCTGGGCGGCGAGCCTTGCGACCTCCGATCCGCTTGCGGGTGCGATCATCTGCCATGGCAGTGTGGCACAAGGGGCCGCGCAGGACGATCAGACCGGCCACCGCGCGGACAATGACTGCTGTGGCGTCTGCAGCGTGCTGCAGACCGGCGCCCCGATCGGCACCCCGCAGACACCAGTCGCGATCGTGGTCGATCGGGTGACGAGCCAGGCCACTTGGCAGGATTTCGCGCCGGGTCTGTCCGGTTCGCGCACCACTTCAGAGGCCCAAGCGCGCGCTCCGCCGTTTCTGTCGTAAAGCCACGCGGCCTCCGGCCGCTGAGACCTTTGCACATCAACGCCCGCGGAGATTCCCATGCTTATCCGTCATGCGCGCGCAGCCTTACCAGGGCTCGCCCTCGCGCTCGTTCCCCTTTCTGGAAGTACCGCCCACGAGATCGTCGGCAACCGCTTTTTTCCGGCTACGCTCGGCATCGACGATCCCGGTGTGAATGACGAGCTTTCACTGCCAACCGTGTCAAGTTTCAACACCGGCGACGATCCGTCATTTCGACAGCGTGACTTCTCCGGCGAATTTTCCAAGCGGATTACCGAAGCGTTCGCGATCTCGATCGGCTCGACCTACAGCGTCTTCAGTCCGCCGGGCGGCCCCACCGGGATCGGCGCTCACGGATTTCAGAATCTCGATACGACTTTCAAGTATCGGGTCTTCAAGAACCCGGAGCATGAATTCGTTATGTCGCTCGGGCTGAGCGTCGAATGGGGCGGCACCGGCGCCGATAGCGTCGGATCCGATCCGTTCAACACCTACACGCCGACCGTCTATTTCGGCAAAGGTTTTGGCGACCTGCCCGACACCCTGTCCTGGCTGCGTCCCGTCGCGGTCACCGGACAGGTGGGCTACGCCATCCCTGGCAGGCGTTCCACCACGACCTTCGGCGTCGATCCCGACACTGGCGAAATGACCGCCGATACCCAGTTTCATCCACGGGTGCTGAACTGGGGTGGCACGATCCAGTACAGCATGCCTTATCTAAAGTCTGCGGTCGTCGATCTCGGGCTGCCGGATGTCGTCAATCATCTGATCCCGCTGGTCGAGGCCACGATGCAGACGCCAGTCGCCAATACGCTAACATCGGGCACGATGACGACCGGGACGATCAACCCCGGCGTTCTCTGGGTCGGAAACACCTATCAGCTCGGTGTCGAGGCGCTCATCCCAATCAATCGGCAAAGCGGGACCCGTGTCGGCGTGATCGCCCAGCTCCATCTATATCTCGACGATATCGATCCCCACGGCATCGGCAGACCGATCTTTGGCGGGCCTGTGCAGCCCGCGCGTCCTTTTGCGGGGAATTGATCATGCGACGCTCATCTCTCATCTGGATCATCACACTGCTGCTGTCGTTTGCGACGGGCAAGGCAGACGCCCACGCCTTTCTGGATCGTGCCGAGCCGCGGGTCGGCAACAAGGTGCCGAGTCCGCCGCGCGAAGTGACGCTCTACTTCACCCAAAAGCTGGAGCCGGCGTTTAGTTCGGTAACGGTCACCGGTCCTTCTGGCCAGCGCGTCGATGCCGGAAAGGCGCGGGTCAACGGCAATCAGATGTCGGTCCCGTTGAAGGGCGGCGGTGTCGGGACCTACCACGTCAATTGGCACGTGTTGTCCGTGGACACCCATACGACCGACGGGAACTTCACCTTCCAGGTCGGTCCATAGAGCACTGTTGCGATGGATTGGTTCGCAGCAGGAACGCCCATGATCGCGACGCGCGCCGTACACTTCACGGCGACAGCGGTAACGGCTGGAAGCGTTATCTTCGGCGTGCTCATCGCGACGCCTGTCCTACAGCACCACACCCCGGCGGCAACTTCGTTCCGAAGTCGAGCGCGGTGGGGGATATGGGCCGGGCTTGTCGTCGCGATGATCTCCGGGGCGATGTGGCTGTTGCTGCAGGCAGCGTCGATGAGCGGAATGCCGCTGCACGAAGCACTGACTGGGGAGGTGCTATCGACGGTCGTCAACGAAACCCAGTTCGGTGAGGTGACCACCATTCGCGCAGGTCTTGCGATCTGCCTCGCAGCCAGCCTGGCCTATGAGCGCGCGGCGGCCACACGATGGCTGGGGCTTGCGGTTGCGATCGGGCTTGCCGGCAGTCTTGCCTGGACCGGCCACGCCGGCTCGACCATTGGTGCGTCCGGCTATCTGCACCTGACGGCGGATGCGCTGCATGCAATGGCCGCGGCAGCCTGGATCGGCGGCCTCGTGTCGCTGATCATTTTTCTGGCGACAGCCCAGATACGCGAAAACATGTCGCTCGTCCGCGATGCTATCGAGCGGTTTTCGACGATGGGCATCGTCAGCGTGGCAACCATCGTGCTTAGCGGCGGCGTCAATGCTGCCATTCTGGTCGGTTCGCTGCGTGGGTTCGTCGGCACCGAATATGGGCGAGTGCTATTGCTCAAACTGGCAATCTTCGCAGTGATGCTCGCCTTCGCTGCAATCAACCGTTTTCACTTGACACCGCAGCTCGCGACCATTGCAAGCAACCAATCGTCTATCGCGCTTCGTCGACTGATCCGTAACAGTGCGATTGAGGCAACACTCGGACTGGGTATCTTCATCATTGTCGGGGTGCTCGGAACCTTGCATCCGGCCGTCCACCTGATCGACCTTGCGACCCCCTGGTGACCAGCGACCTTCGGAAATTATCCTTCGCGCTGCAAAGATAGAAGTCCGTTTCGTACCCAGAAGCGAACCTTGGCAAGACTTCCGCTCCTGGGCCCTTAGCCGAAGGGCGCTCTGACCTTCGGACCGTCGGCTTATCGGAGAAGACCGGACGCCTGTCCGGCTAACCTACCATCAGCCTCTGATCATTTGTAGTCGGCCGTCGAGGCCGTTTTTCACCTTTTCAGTTCCTGAGTTGCTCGACCCGCGCCGTCGCCTGGACAGCGGGAACGCGGGCTCTTTCTCCGTCCAGGCAAACCACCTAACCAACCAGGAGTCACTGATCCATGCGAGTGGACATCAAGCAGCTGCGCCAGGCCCGCGCCAATAAGGCAAAGGACGGCAAAACCGCGCTCGAGCAGCTCAATACGCTGCAGGGCAAGGCAACCCTGACTGACGCCGAGACCGCGCAGGTCGGCGAGCTCGAGACCAAGGTCGACGCGCTCGAGGCCGAGGTCGCGGATCTCGACAAGCAGATCGCCGCCGAGGAAAAGAAGCTACGCCGCACGGCGCTGTTTGGCTCCTCGACCGCGCTCGGCGGCCCGGCGTTGGCGACCGTCGTCAACGATATCAATCCGGAGCGGACCGGCGGTTTCCGCAGCGTCGCGGAATTCGCCGTCTCGGTTCGCAACGCCATGACCGTCGGCGGCCTCGATCCGCGTCTCGGCGCTGCGCCGACCAATTTCCAGCAGAACCAGGGCGGCAGCGGCGAGGGCTTCCTGGTGCCGACCGAGTATCGCGAGCAGATCTGGGCGCTCGTCTTCGACGACCAGAACCTCCTCGGCTTCTGCAACCCGGAGCCGACGCAGGGCAACTCGATCGCGATCGCAAAGGACGAGACCACGCCTTGGGGTGCGTCCGGCGTCCAGGCCGCCTGGCGCTCCGAGGGTACGCAGCTGATCGCGACCAAGGCTGCGATGACTGGCGAGATCATCCAGCTGCACGAGCTCTACGCTTTCGTGCTGGCCTCGCAGGAGGTGCTCGACGATGCGCCGCGGTTGCAGAATCGCATCTTCAACCAGGCCGCAAACGCGATCCGCTGGAAGGCGTTTGAGGCTGTCATGACCGGCGACGGCAAGGGTAAGCCGCTCGGTTTCATGAACGCGCCGTCGCTGGTGACCGTCTCGAAGGAAGCGGGCCAGGCGGCCAGCACGATCAACGTCGCGAACGTCCTCAAGATGTACTCGCGGCTGCTGCGGATGGGCGGCCGGCCCATGTGGCTCGGCAATTCTGACATCCTGCCGCAGCTCGGCCAGCTGACGATCGGCAACGTGCCGGCCTGGCTGCCGCTGAATCAGCCTCTTGCCGGCGCGCCGGACGGCGGCGTTTTCCTGGGCCGTCCGCTGATCTTCAACGAGCATAGTGCGACGCTCGGAGCTCTCGGCGACCTGACCTGCGTCGACCTCTCGGGTTATGCGCTCGCGACCAAGGCCGGCGGGGGCGTCGATTTCGCCGCATCGATCCATCTGTTTTTTGACTACAACCTGGCGGCCTTCCGCTGGATCTTCCGGATGGGCGGTCAGCCTTACCTGTCGGCGCCGGTCCAGCCGGCCAAGGGCAACAACACCAAGTCGCATTTCGTCGCGCTCGAGGCCCGCTGATCGAACGCGAGCTCGGACACTAACGGCGCGCCGGCCTGACCTGGCCGGCGCGAGTAACAGCCGCGTTTTTCTTCCCGAAACCATGAGGAGTGCAGATGCACACCAATCTCAAACCGTCGCAGCGCGTCAGCGTTGTCGATTCGATCAACCCGCAATCGGCCGCTGCCGCGGTTACCACCGGCTGGATCGATGCCGGCAAGTTCCACAACTATATGGCCGTCATCTCGCTCGGCGTTCTCGGCGCGGCTGCGACCGTCGACGCCAAGATCCAGCAGGCGACCTCGGCTGCCGGCGCGGGCGCGAAGGACATCGCCGGGAAGGCGATCACGCAGCGCACGAAAGCCGGTGCCGACGATAACAAGCAGGTCATGATTAACCTCAAGCAGGAAGATCTCGACATCAACAACGGCTTTGGATTTTTCCAGGTGTCGGTAACGCCGGCCGTGGCGGCCTGCCTGGTCGGCTGTTCCGTGCTCGGTTTCGATGCGCGGTACGGCTTCGCAACGGACAGCGATGCGGCGACCGTCGCCGAGGTCGTCGGCTGATCCAGCCTCGCGCCTCGGCCGTCCTGGCCGAGGCGCGCCTCTTTCCCTTTCCGGCAGGGCTTCCCGACATGCTCCGCATCTCTCAGCGTCCGGCGGGCTATCCCGTCTCACTCGACGAGGCCAAGGCGCAGCTGCGCGTCTCGAGCACGAAAAACGACGCTTTGATTTCCGGCCTGATCGGCGCGGCAACGGGGCATTGCGAGGCGCTTGTCCAGCGCGCATTTGTCCCGCGGACGTTTCAATGGGTGCTGCCGTGCTGGCGGCCAGTGATCGAGATCCCGATCGCGCCGGTCACCTATGACGCGGTCCACTCGATCAAGTTTGTCGATTGGGCGACCGAGACGCAGCAGACGCTCGATCCTTCGAGCTATGTCGTGCAAACCGCGGGCGATAGCGTCCGCATCTTTCCGAAGTTCGGCACCCATTGGCCGCTCGCGTTCTCGCATGCGCCGGAGCCGATCGTCATTGAATTCGACGCTGGTTACGAGGATCTCGACGATCTGCCGGCCGTCGTCAAAACCTGCATCATGCTGCAGATCCGGCATCTCTACAGCATCGGCGAGACAAATCCCGCGCTGGTGCGCGATCTCGTCATCGGCGTCAGCGACAAGGCTTGGCAGCTCTCGCCGGACGTCAAGACATTGATCCCTGACGCCGTGACGCTGCTCATGTTGTCGGAGGTTTGGTGATGGCCGATCGCATCCTCAAGGCGCCGCGCAATGCTCGGACGCTGCTGTTCTGGCCTGCCAAAGCTCCGGAGGAGATCGTCGAGCGCGGTTTCGATTGGTCGGACGTCCTGCTGACGCCGGCCGAGGCCGCCAGGCGCGCTGCCGGCGAGGACGTGGCGCCGGCGGGCGGCATCAAGTCCTCGAGCTACGTGCTGCCGCAGGGCATCATCGCGAGCGCCTCGAGCAGCTCGTCGACGGTTGCCCTGGTGACGTTGACCGGCGGCGAGCTCGGGCGCGTCTACAGCATCACAAACCGGATCGAGACCGTGACCGGGCAGCAGCTCGAGCGCGTCGTCAAACTGCGCATTCGCGCGAAATGAGCGCGCGATGGACCGCGTCACGGCGCTGGTCGCGATCGCGCATCTGAAATTGCGGCTCGAGCTCCTCGAGCGGCATCCGCAGATCCTGGAGGGAATCGACATGATCTCTATCAAACGGCCGATCGAGCTCGCCGGCATGCGAGCGCGCCTGGCACGGGCGCAAAGGCAGGAGGCTGACCTCGCCGTCACGGGCCAGCGTTACGACGCAGTCCAGGACGCGATCGACGAGCAGCATGCAGCGCTGAAAGGCCATGTCGGCTCGCTCGAGGACAACAAAGCGCAGCTCGACCAGATCCTCGGCAGGATGGTCGCGGGGGACAATGGCGGCCCAAACGATGGCGACGCCGGCTCGAGCGGCTCCGAGGTCGGCCAGGTCATCACTAGCAAGGTTGACGGCCAGTGACGCCGGACGAGTCCCTCGACCAGCATATCCGCGCGCTTGAGGAAAACGGCGAGACCGTGCTGGTCCGCCGTTATGCCGGCATCGGGCCGGCACGGGCCGTCACGAAAGAGGCGGCCGTCCTGGCGAAGGTGAAGGGCTATCAGCCGGCTGAGCTCGTCGGCGAGATCCGGCAGGGCGATCGGCATGTCATCCTGTTGAATGATCCCTCGGCGCCGGTGCCGGCGGGCAAGGTGGCGTTGTCGGACATGCTGCCGCTGACGGATCGCGATTTCCTGGTGATCGCCGGCGCCGAGGCCAGCATCAAGGGCGTCGACGACGCGACCAGGCGCATGCAGGGGCAGGTCATCGCATTCGAGCTGCAGGTCCGCGGCTGATGGGCAGGGTGTTTGACGAGGCGGATTACGAGCGCCGGCTCGACGCCGCGCGGAACGGCATCTCAACCGCCGAGGAAGCGAAATTCATCATAACCGGCGACCTGGCCGGCTTGAACGCGCGCAAGGCGTTCCAGGATGCGAAAGAGCTCGCCCTGCGGAAGGCGCGAAAAAAGATGCTCGACCGCATCCACCAGGAGGAGGCGGACCATTCCTTGAACGACATCATTCCGACCGAGGTCGAGGAGGTCCTCAACGGTCCGCATGATGAGATCGTTTCGGTCGATGACTGATGCGGATCATTTTTCGATATCTGGCGATGCAGGACGTCGTCGACTTCGCGATCGCGACGCTGCGCGAGCGCTCGCCGGTCGGTTCAGTCGACGATCCGCATCCTGGTCTCTACCGGGACAGTCACACGGTTTTTCTAAATGGTCGCGTCGTCACTGACGTTTCAGGCTTTCGGCGCGGCGACCAGATCAACATTTCCAATCCGGTCCCTTACGCGCGCAAGATCGAGATCGGCCGGATGAAAATGAAGGTCGCGCCGAAAATCTACCAAGAGACGGCGCTGATCGTCGCCGGGCGCTACGGCAACCGCGCCGCCGTCAAGTTCACGTTCATGCCGGTCCGGTTCGGCGATATCGCGGCCTATGCCGCATTTTCCAGGCAGATCAAGGCCGGTCGGCGCCGCATGTCCGACAAGGCTCGGCAGGCCTGGCTGGTGCGTCAGCCGGCCCTCGAGATCCGCGCACGCTAGAGGTTAATCACCATGGCTGACTATGCCGGCGCCGTCGCAGCGATGCGCGCGCGCTATGAAGATGGTTTCAAGGCAGCGCCGAGCTCATTCCAGAATGAAGATCCGCCGCAGCTGCCCTGGCCGCCGCAGGGGCAGCCCTGGTGCTATTTCGAGGTGATCGAGACGCTGCGGCGAAAGCGCGGCGTCGGCACGCCTGGCGACCAGACCTGGCTGATTACCGGCAACATCTTCGTGCATGTGTTTGTGCCGAAGGGGTACGGATTCGCCGCGCATCTCGCGCTCGCCGGCCAGGCCGGCGACCTGTTCAAGGATGCGACGTTCTACAACGCCGAGCCTGGCGCATGCGTGCGCTGCTGGGGCGAGAACGGCGAGGGGCCGACCGTCCAGGGCGGCGATAGCGCATCGGACGACGGCAACTGGTTCGGCGCCGTCGTCGTGATTCCGTTCCAGTTCTTTTTCATCGGCTGATCCCAAACAGGAGACTGATCGTATGGTCTATCAAAGCAATTCCGCCGGCCGCGTCGCCTACAAGGCGCAGGCCGGCCTCGGCCAGGTGGCGGCGGCCGGCGCCGGCGCAACGCAGCTGCGGATCTCCGGCGGTCCCGGCGCGAAACTCTCCAAGGCGGCGACCGAGTCGCAGGAGGTCCGTAACGACGGCATGTCGACGCGCGGCCGGCACGGCACGCAGAAAACGTCGTCAAACTACAACGCGGAAATGTCGCTCGGTTCGCATGACGCGATCCTCGAGGCGATCGTGCGCGGCACTTGGGACGCGACGCCGTTTAGCAAGACACAGGCCGATTTCACGTCACTGACGACGGTCGCGGACGGCATCGTGTTCGGCGCGGGTTCGCCGATCGACGAGGGTTTCAAGGTCGGCGATATCATCCGTGCGTCGGGCCTGCCGGACGCCGGCAACAATGGTCGCAACCTGCGGATCTCGGCGCTGTCCGCGAACAAGATCACGGTGCCGGAGACGCTGATCGTCAACGCAGCGCCCGATACGAATTGCACGATCACGCGACCGGGCAAACGGTTGACCAACCCGGCGGCGCTGGTCCGGCGCTATTTCGGGATCGAGGAATTCGAGAGCGACATCGGCAAGTCGACCGTCCTGGACGATTTCGTCTGGGGCACGGGCAAGATTTCGATGGCGCCGAACGGGATCATCATGTTCGATCCCGGCGGCATCGGGACCGGCAAGATCCGGCCGCTGGATGCCGGTGTGCCTTATTTCACCAATCCGGCCGTGACGACCCGCACGCCGTTTGCTGTCGTCGACGCAACCATCCGCCTCAACGGCGTTGACCTGGTCGAGCTGACCGCGTTCGATCTGTCGCTCGATATCCAGCCGACCGCGCCGGATGCGTTTGGCTCCGGCAACATCAAATATTCGCCGGACGTGTTCACGGGGCCGCTGCGGATTTCGATCAACCTGACCATGTTGCGCAAGGATCTGCAGCTGCTCGCCGACTTCGTCGGCGAAACGCAGTATTCGCTCAACGTCCTGGCCGTCGATCTGTCCGCCGAGCCGAAAGACTTCATGTCGATCACGGTGCCGAATTTCACGCTCGGCGGCGTCGATCCCTCGGCGCTGTCCAAGCAGGGCGGCGGTCGCACGCAGACGATCACGATCCCGCCGGCGCTGGTCGGGGTCGATACCTCGGCGACCGGCAATAACAGCATGATCTCGTTCCAGACCACTGCAGCGTAGCGTTTGAGTGATCGGCGCCGACCATAGGCCGATGGAATGTTCTCGCGAGAACCGGCCGCAGGGTTGTCGGACCCTGCGGCTAACCTTTCCGACAAAAGGCAACCGACAATGACTGAAACATCTGCAATCCTCGATCTCTCCGCACATTTGCCCGTCGACACGTTCCAGCTGCAGATCCGCAAGCCCGGCACGGATACGCCGATCGGCTGGGTGATCGAGCTCGCCGGTCCAGCGCATCCGCAGACGATCGCGCTCAACAATGAATCGACCCGCGACGCGATCGATAAGGAAAAGGCGATCGAGTTCGCGCAGGTCAACGGCCGGAAGTGGAAAACCGAGGATGAGACCGTCGCCGATCGGCGCCGGCAGAACGTGACCAAGGTCTGCCGGCGCATTATCGGCTGGTCGCCAAATCCGACTTTCACGATCGTTTCGCTGGAACCAATCCCGTTCACGCTCGAGAACGCCGTCGACCTGTTCCTGCGGCCGCAGCTCGGCAGCTTCTTCGTCCAGGTGACCGACTACCTGACGAGCGAGCGGGCTTTTACGAGGCCCTCAAGTCAGACTTGAGGGCATTTGCCGAGCGCAGCTTTCTGCTGTCCTCGAGGGCCGGCGATGCCGGCGAGACCTATCGTCAGGTCCTCGAGGGCCTCGTCCTCCGGACGCGAGATCCGCAACGCAAGGCGGCGCGGGAAGCGATCCTAACGGTCCCGCCTATCCCGAAGGCGCTGACGTATCTCTGGCGCATCTATGACCGGCTGCGCCGGCGCAAGGGCGGCAACGGTTTCGCGCTGTCGCCGATCGAATGGCAGGATATCGACGCTTTCCTGCGCCGGACGCAAACCGACCTTGCTCCGTGGGAGCTCGAGATCCTCGAAATGCTCGATGATCTCTATCTGGTCGATTACTCGAAACTGCAAACGGAGGAGTGATGGCCGACCAGGTCGTGACCGAGCTCGTCATTGATGCGAACACGCAAGGCGCATCGGATTATGAGCGGGCAATGGACGGCGCCGCCGGCGCCGCGCAGCGCGGTACGGACGCGGCAACCGGCTTTAGCGCCGGCCTGGTCGCGCTCGGCGCCGGCGCCGTCGCCGCGGCTGCCACGGTCAATAAGGCGCTGGATTATATCGTCGGCTTTAACAAGTCGCTGGCCGACCTGTCCTCGCTCGCCGATCGCGTCGGTCTTTCGCTCAAGGATCTGCAGGGTATCCAGTTCGGCGGCCAGATCGCCGGGTTGACCGAAAGCCAGATCAATGCGGGGCTGGAAAAGTCGGCGCAGCTACTCAACGATGCGCAGCGCAATGCTAACTCGCTGTCGAAAGAGTTCGAGGCCAACGGCATCAGCCTGCGCAATGCGAACGGGCAGTTAATCAGCCAAAACCAGCTGCTGCAGATCTCGGCCGACCTGGTCAGCCGCGCGCGCAGTCCGCAGGACGCAATCGCGATCGCGCAGATGCTCGGCTTTACCAAGGAATGGGTGCCGCTGCTGCAACAGGGCGCCAGCGCGATGGGGGATCTCGGCAACCAGGCGCACGCCGCCGGCGCCGTTATTGACGACGAGACGATCAAGCGTGCGTCCGATTTCGATGCGGAATGGCGCAAGAGCTCGGTGCAATGGTCGCTCTACATGAAGGCGGCCTTTGCCGATGTGCTGCCGATCCTGGATGACTTGATCGAGCGGGCCGCCAAATTCTTCAAGTCGTTCGACCGGGACGCGGTCGAGAAGGCCGCAAACGAGCAGCTCGACGCGTTGTCTGGTGCTGTCGGCGGCCCTGGCGCAAACCAGACGGTCGGCATCAAGATCGGGATCACGCCGGAAACCGAGCGCGCGCTGTCCGATTTCAAAAATGCGTCGGTTTTCACGCTCGATTTCTGGGAATCGGCCGGCCGTGTCCTGAGCTCGTCGGTCCAGCGCATCCGTCCGGAGGATATCAAGTGGTACGCCGGGACCGGGACCTCGATCTCCGACACAAGCGGCGCGCAGAACGAGTTCGCGTGGCAGGGGCAGGCCTCGCAGCTCAAGTCAATGCAAGCGGGCCTGACCGGCCTGCAGTTCGGTCGGCCGTCCAATGTTGCGACGAGGGGTGACACGGCCGCAGATCCCGTCGATCGCGCGATCAACTCGCTGCGCAAGCATACCGAGGTCCAGGAGGCTGATACCAGGGCGGTCGGGCTCGGCGATGCCGCGCTCGCCGCTTTCCGCGCAACGGCCGCCGAGACCTCGGCCGTCCAGGCCAATGGCGGCAAGGAAACGGCCGCGCAGGCAAGGCAGTTCGCCGAGCTGCGCGATCGCGCGGCTGCTGCTGCCGACGCCCTGGCGCGGGCAAAGGTGAGCTCGCAGATCGATTTCAACAGCAAGACGGCGTTCCTGTCGTCCGACGACGTCGCGATCGCCTCGCAGCTCAAGGGCATCTATGGGAACGATGTTCCGGCCGCGCTCGATAGCACCTATGCGGCCGCGATCCGCACCAACAATGCCTTTAAGGGGATCTCGTCCTCGATCGAGAGCGACCTGGTCAACGGCCTGACCGATATCACGACCGGCGCCAAGTCGGCCGGGCAGGGCTTTACCGACATGTCGAACGCGATCGTCAAGGCGATCGAGCAGATGATTATCAAGATCACGATCGTCGAGCCGCTGATGAGGTCGCTGCAGATGGCGTCGTCTGGCCTCGGCGGGTTCTCGTTCGGCGGCATCGGCGGGGGCGCAACGTCGTCGACGGGCTTTACCGGGGGGCTCGGCGGCCTCTACCACACGGGCGGCATCATCGGCTCGGAGCCGACGTCAATGCGTTACGTCCATGGCGCCTATTTCGACGGCGCGCCGCGTTTCCACACGGGCGGAATCGCCGGCAATGAGGTCCCGATCATCGCGCAGCGCGGCGAGGGTGTCTTTACGCCGGGGCAGATGGCGGCGCTCGGCGCCGGCGCCGGCGGCGGGCGATCGCCGCAGGTCACCATCAACAATTTCACGGATGCGTCGCCGGCGGTCGAGCAGGCGCCGAACGGCGACATCACGGTGACGCTGCGCAAGATGGTCGACGGCGCGGTCGGGGATTCGTTGTCGACCGGGAGCGGCCGGCGCGTCCTCGGCGGCCAATACGGCCTGAAACCGTTCACGGGGCAGTAAGCAATGGCTTTGCCGGCATTCCCAATTGCAAACGCCGTCATCCTCAAAGAGGGTTTCGGCCTGCAGCGCATGCGCGATCCGATCGCGACCGATATGGAGCAGGGCAACACGCGGCAACGGCCGCGACCTGGCGACAATGTCGGCACGGTGACGCAGACGGTTCGCTTTTATGCGGCCGACTACGACACGTTTGTCGAGTGGGTAAAGACCACGCTCAACCTCGGAACGGCGCGTTTCACCATTGATGTTTGGCTCGGGACGTCGATGGCGAACAAGGTCTGCCAATTCATCAAGCCGGGAACGGCCCTGGTCGCGAGCTGGCCCAATCCGGAGCAGGTCGACGTCCGCATGACGCTCCGGGTTTACGACGTCTAGCCATGCCGACGCACAATGAAGCGCTGCTAGAGGCCTATGCCTCGTGTCCGCCGAGCGCGCGGATCTATTACACGCTCGAGCTCTGGCAGTCGTCATTCGACCAGCCGGCGCGGGTTGTCGCCAATGTCGGCGACGATATGACGTTTGGGCTCGAGGCGAGCGCGCCGCGCAACGCCGGCGAGACCGTGACCTTCATCGCGTGTCCTTTCGAGGCCGGCTATCCGGAGCAGAAGGAAGGGCAGCCACCGTCGACCACGATCAAGATCGACAACGTGAACCGCGAGCTGGTGCCGAAGATCCGGGCTGCGCAGGGTACGCGGGAATATATCCAGGTGCTTTATCGCGAGTACCTCGGCAGCGACCTGACCGAGCCGGCCTACGGGCCGATCGAGTTCGAGCTGCGCAGCGTCCAGATGGTTGCGGCATCGCTGACCGGAACGGTCATGGTCAAAAACCTGCAGAACAAGCGGTTTCCGCGGCTGACGCGGAATTACGACTATATCCAGTTTCCGAGCCTGCTGCCGTGATGCGGTCCGATTTTCTCTCGCCGCTGATCGGCGAGCCGTGGGCCTGGCAGTCGCGCAACTGCTGGGATTTCGCCTGCCATGTCCAGCGCGAGCTGTTCGGCCGCGAGCTGCCACAAATCGCGGTGCCGGCCGATTTCAGCCGGCGTTGGGTGCTCGAGGAATTCGCCGGCCATCCGGAGCGCACGCGCTGGCGCCAGGTGCCGGACGGTCCTGGCGGCCTGGTGATGGCTGCTGACGGCGCGCTGGTCCTGATGGCCCATGCCCGGTTTCCCGCGCATATCGGCGTCTGGCTGCGCCAGGAGGGCCGGGTGATCCACTGCGATAGCCACGCGGGCGTTGCCTGCGAAACCGTCCTGGCGCTGCGCCAGGTGGGTTGGAAAAACCTCATGTTCTTTGAGCCGGTGACATGCACGGATCTGTGAAGCGATTGCCCAAGCCGCCGGCGAGCTCACCCGAGCGTCCGCGAGCTCGTCGCGCGCGGCGCAGCGACGCCGCGCGTCAGCCGGTGCTGCATCTGGTGATGCCGGGCCTCGAGGTCGATCGCGCCGAGCCGCGGCCGAGGGAAACCGTCACGGCCTTTCTGCGGCGAACAGGCTGGGCAAAGCGCGATCGGGATTTCGGCTGGCAGTTCAAGAAGGGCCTGCCGACCGTGCTCGAGATCAACGGCGAGGCGGTGCTGCGCCGGGATTGGCGGTCGCGCCGCATCGGGCCGGCCGACGCCGTCCGCTTCATGTCCTATCCGCTCGGCGGCCAGGGCGGCGGCAACGCGGCCAAGCAGATCATCGGCCTGGTCGCGTTGGTCGCGGTCTCGGCCTTCGCGATCTGGGCCGGTCCCGCGCTGTTCGGCGCCGGCACGTTCGGCGCGCTCGCGACGACGGCGGCGATCGGCATCGGCGGCTCGCTGCTCGTCAACGCCCTGGTCGCGCCAAAGGCCGGCGCGACCAATACGCCGACCGCAACGCAGGATCAGATTTATTCAGTCGCGGCGCAGGGCAACGTCGCCAAGCTCGGCCAGCCTTTGCCGGTCTGGTATGGCCGCGTAAAGGACTATCCGGATTTCGCCGCGACGCCCTGGGGCGAATTCGTCGCCAACGATCAATACCTCAACGTCCTGCTGTCGCCGACCATGGGCAGCATGCAATACGAGGCCGTCTATATCGACGATACCGTGTTCTGGGACGCGACCAACGGGATCGCGGCGGCATTCAGCAACGCGCAGATCGCGTTCTATGAGCCTGGCAGCCCGGTCACGTTGTTTCCGACCAACGTCGACCAGTCCGCCGAGGTCAGTGGCCAGCAGCTTCCCTCTGGATCTGGAACGTCGGGCGGCCAATACGATTCAAACGGCCTGCCGTTTGGCGCCTCGGCGCGCACGCCTGGCGCGTGGATCGGGCCGTTTGCGGCCAACCCGGCGGGAACGCTGGCGCAATCGCTCGCCGTCGATTTTGTCTTTGCGGCCGGGTGCTACACGGTCAACGGAAAGGATGGCTCTATCGGCTATTCAAACGTCGGCCTTACAGCGGAATATGCGACCTGCGACAACGCCGGCGCGCAGACCGGGCCGTTTAATCCGCTGTTCTCGATCGTGCGGCAGTACGCCTCGCAGGCGCCAGTCCGTGACAGCGTCAAGGTCGACGTTGCGCCTGGCCGCTACCTGGTCCGCTTTCGCCGCGAGGATGCCGAGCTCGCCGGAACCGCCGGCAGTAACTCCGTGCTCTGGGCTGGCCTGCGGTCGTTCCTGAAGGGCAATAATTCGTTTCCGGACGTCTCGACGATCGCGATCCGGTTGAAGGCGTCACAGTCGACGCAGGGCTCCTATAAATTCGGCGTCCTCGGGACGCGCAAGGTCCCGGTTTGGAACGGCGCGGCGTTCGTGACGCAGGCAACCCGTAACCCGGCTTGGGCTTTCCTCGACGCGGTCACCAGCGGGCAATATGGCTCGGGCCTGTCGATCGCCAAGGTCGATTTCAATGCCGTTGTAAATCACGCCGCCGGCTGCGATGCGCGCGGCGACACGTTCGATTATCGCTTTACGACGGCCGTCGCCGTGCCTGACGCGCTAAACAAGATCCTGGCGCCGTCGCGCGCGCAGCATTTTTGGCTCGGCGATACCGTGTCGATCGTCCGCGACGAGTGGCGCGACGTGCCGACCATGCTCCTGACCGATCGCGAGATCGTGCGGGATTCGATGCAGGTCAGTTTCACCATGCTCGGCGAGGAAGATCCCGACGCCGTCGTGGTCGAGTATGTCGACGAGCAGACCTGGCGGCCGGCGCAGGTGCAATATCCGCCGGACAGCGACGCTTTCACGTCGGTCAATGCCGAGACCAAGCGTGTCGACGGCATCGTCAACCGTGACCAGGCGTTCCGGGAATGCGCGTTCTATTACCTGCAGTCGATCTATCGGCGCGAAAATGTGGCGCTCGGCTCGGAATACGAGGGCAGGGCGATCACGCGCGGATCTGTGGTGCGGGTTCAATCCGACCTGCCGGAGACGTATGGCTATGGCGGCGCCGTCGTCGGCGTCGCCGGCGCGACGCTGCAGCTCAATCCGGCGCCGGTCTGGGATGAGGGGCCGTTCTATATCCGCCTGCGGAAGCCGAACGGAAAATTCTTTGGCCCGGTGCTCTGCAGCCGCGGCGTCGATGCTGCGCATGCCGTCCTCGACGCTGCGAGCCTGGCGGCAGCTCAGACGGCGCAGGCGACCACGCTGGCGGCCGTCCTGGCGCGCGAGGATGGCGCCGAGTATCCGTCATTTGACCTTGGCACGGGCGCTAGCCAGTCGAGGCTGTGCGTCGTCCTGGATGGCTCGCCGAACGGCGGCCAGTTCACGCTCAACATGGTTGTGGATGACCAACGGGTTCATGCGACGGATCTCGGCAACCCGCCGGTGCTACCGAGCGCGCAGTATCCGTCAAACGACAAGGTCCCGCTGGTGTTCGGCCTCAATGCCTACATCAGCCAGGGCACGGCCGAGCCGAGGCTGTTCGCCAGCTGGTTTCCGACCGCGGGCGCGATCTACTACGTCGCCGGCGTCTCCTATGACGAGGGCAAGAATTGGACGCAGGTCTATGAGGCGGCCGAAAACCAGTTCGATACGGTCGTCAGCCTGGCCGCGGTGCGTCTCCGCGTCCAGGCGGTCAATGCGACGATGCGCGGCGCCTATTCGTTCGTCGACCTCGAGGCTCCGACCGTCAAGCTCTCGCCGGGAATGGTCACGCTCGAGTCGTTTAACGCGGCCCTGAAAAAGCAGGTGACCGAGGTCGCCGATCAAAATAACGACGAGATCAATACCGCGCTGCAGACGATCGCGGCCGGCGTTGCCAACCAGGACGCGCGCAACTGGCTCGACATGAAGTCCATCCGGTCGGAAATGTCAGCCCGTGTCGGGGCGGCGTTCGCGCAGATCGCAACGGTCCAGACGGTCGCCGTCAACGCGCAGCAGGCCGTTGCGGATCTCAGCACGTCGGTTACAGCCGAGTTCGGCGACGTCAATGCCTCGATCACTCAGCAGTCGACGGCGATCGCGCAGCTCAACGGATACGCTGCTGCGGCCTGGTCGCTGACGCTCAACGTCAGCGGCTATGTGACCGGAATTCAGCTGGTCAACGGCGGACCGGGCGTGTCGGCGTTCACGGTCGTCGCCGACAAGTTCCAGATCCAGCTGCCTGGCTATAACGGCAATGTGCCGAAAGCCGTGTTTTCCGTTGGCACGATCGGCGGCGTCGCCTCGATCGGGATCACGGCGAATATGTATCTCGACGGCGTCCTGACCGCGCGGATGATGAATATCGGCGTGCTGAGCGCGATCACGGCCAACGTCGGCACTTTGACGGCGGGTGTCATTCAGAGCACGTCGGGCCTGATGGTCATAAACCTGACCGGCGGCACCATCACGATCTCAGACTCGTGACCAAGCGCATCTATATCGCTGCGGACCGCGTCACGGTTTCAAAGCCGGGCTATGACGCCGAGAATCCGCCGGCCGTCGACTACAAATATTTGTCACTGGATTCGCGCTTGAACCAGGGGCGGCCGCTCGAGGTCGGCCTGTTTCCGAGCACCGTTTTCGGCAACGGCAAGGTCTTCTATTCGACGACTTATCCGCATCCGCCGGCGATCGACATCGTCGCTTACAGCATCCCGTCAGCTGGTGTTGCGCTGTACTCGAAAGCGATGGTTTGCCGGGATGCGAATTCGAGCATTGCTTACCAGCGCTCGAGCTGGGTGCCGATCCTCTACAAAGACGGGTTTTTGATCTCGGACGATTGGCGATACAGGCGCTCGCGCGTCATGGGAACGGGCGTCAACCTCTATTACATCGCCTGGCAGGTCTGGTGAGATGACGCGGCGCTTTCACGCGGGCTACAACTCGTTTCTGGGTGCCTATGGCGCTTGGCTGTCGCGGCCTGGCGTCGACGTCCTCGCGACCTCGAGCAATGCAGACTTTCTGCTGCGGTCTGAAACCAAGAATGACCAGATCGTCATGTCGGGATCGATCTATCTGCCGATCGGCAGCGGCGACCAGAACATTCCCTATCCGGCGACGTTCACCAGAACGCCCTATGTTTGGTTCGAGGCCTATATCGACGGCGGCGTGGTTGCCTACCCCTACAATCTCGGCATGGCAGCGCGCGAGGGCACGGTCAGCGGCGTCTTCACTTACGAAGTTGGCATGGGCCTGGTGTTCTGGAACAACAAGATCACGCTGAACAACACCAGCGAGGACTACAATTTCTATGTGGATTACATGATCTTCCACCGCAGCCTTGGTCTCTGATGGTTAGGCGCGTCTTGATCCAGTCCGGCGCCGGCGCGGCAATGAGCGTAAGCCTGCCGGGGGTCGACGTGACCACTGCGAATATCGACCAGATGGTGTTCGATTCACGTTGGTCGGGGCATCAGTTCTTTGCGTCGGGGATACTCGATAGCTCGCAGGACTCTGTCGCGACGTTTTTCTTCCCGTCGACGCTTGATGCTGTCCCGTTCCTGGCGGCCTACACGGACACAAACATCACACTCGCGCCTGGGAGCCAGTATCTGGGCTTTACCAACTTTCGGGGCAACAGCTCCGACTATTGGGTTTACGCGCAGGTCACGACCTCGTCGCTGCAGTTCCGGTTCAAATTCGGCAACCAGGTCGGCCGGCTGTACTACGCGCTTTTCAGGAGGATCGCAGGATGACGGGGGTAACGCTCGACGCGGCATGGGCTGTCGCCGGCTACATGCCGGCTGGTGGTGACGGGCAGGCGGCCTTGGTCGGCACGGCGCCGGAGACGGTCGAGGAGCCGGCCGCGGCCAGCAAGCCGAAAGTCATCGTCCGGCATGACGACAACGGCATGATTACGGCGGTCACGCTGCAGGTCGAGATCGGAATGGACGTGCTGTCGGAGCGATATGCAGAGATGGGCATCCCGCACATTCTCTATGACGGCGAGGTCGATATCGCCGACGCCTGGGTGAAGGACGGCCAGGTGGTGCCGAAACTCGACGTCGAGATCTCCGGCGAGGTCAGGTCGGTCAAGGCGGACGGCGAGGATCTGCTCGAGCTCGCGGTCGCGCCGGCGGAGTTCGATGCGACCGTCGTGCTCGACGGCGCGATGGTTCACTCCGAGCATGTGACCGATGGAAAGCTCGAGTTCTCGGTCGATCATCCGGGTAGCTACGCGATTTTCGTCGTGCCGGCGCATCCCTATCGCGTGAGGCGGCTGGACGTCGAGGCGATCGCGCCATGAGGGTGAGCGTCGTCGAGGTCAAGCGGAAGCGCGTCGAGGCGCGCGTCAATGAGCGTTACATGGTCGACGGCCATGACGTCGCGCACGATCGCAAGCGCACGCTGGCCGCGTCTGTTGCCGCCGGCGCCGAGCCATCAGCCGAATTCGCCGAGGCGGCAGCCGTCGAGGGCGTCACGCCGCAGGCGCTGGCGCTGACGATCCTGGCAAAGCCGGACGAGCTCATGACCAAGGAAAACAAGCGGCGATCGATGGTCGTTCGCACGCGGGCGGCAAAAACCGTCGCCGAGCTCGAGGCGATCGAGGCCGAGGCCGACGCGACCGCGGCGCCGCGGACGTCGCGCATCTTTATGCAGGAAGGACCGTAGCCAATGACGGCGCTCACAAGCTATTCAACCGGGACGATCTCCGTCGCCGCGAACGGAACGGCCGTCACTGGCGTCGGGACCATCTGGTCCGGGACCAACGTTCGGCCTGGCGACATCCTGCAGATCGGCAATTTTCAGACGATGATCACGGACGTCACTGATCCGACGCATCTCGTCATTCCGCCATGGGGTGGCGGCGCGCAGGCCGGCGTCGCCTATGTCGTCTGGAGAGTGTCGCAGCAGCGTATCGCCGGCGCGCAAGCGATGGCCGATGTTTCGACGCTTGTCGCGGCGCTGAATACGACGGGCTTCTTTTGGTTTGTCGACGTGTCGCTCGCCGCGCCTGATCCGTCGCTCGGCTCGGACGGCCAATATGCGCTGCAGCCGTCGACCGGGAAAATGTGGGTTCATGCCGCCGGCGTCTGGACCTATCTCGGCATCTACAAGGGTTTCAGCTTTCGCGGGGCCTACGACAACGCGGCCGTCTATTCGGTTGGGGACGTGCAGACGACGGCCGGCACGTCCTATGTCTGGATCAACCCGGCGCCGGGGTCGGGACATCCCGCGCCCGACGCGACTTACTGGCAGGTCCTGGCGGCCAAGGGCGACAAGGGCGACACTGGCCCTGTGCCGTGGAGCAATACGACGACTTGGGCAACCGCGACGAATTACGTTGTCGGGCCGCCGGCGTCGGTCGTCGTGCATCCGCTCAACAAAAATATCTATCTGTGCATCGTCCCGCATCTGTCAGGAGCGTTCGCAACCGACCTGGCCGCCGGCAAATGGCTGCTCATTGGTCAAAGCGCGACGGAGGCGACCAGCGGGACCGCGCTCGCGATCGGCGTCGGATCGAAAGTGTTCTCGGCCGTCACAGGCTTTTCATACCAGAACGGCGTTCGCCTACGCGCATCGTCGAATGGCTCGCCGACCAATTGGATGGAAGGCGTTTGTCTGTACGATCCCGCGGCGCAGATCATCACGATGACGGTCGACAGGACCGCCGGTGCCGGCACCTTTGCAGACTGGAATTTCAACCGTGTCGGGCAGCCCGGCGCGGGCGATCTCTCGTCGGTGAACAATCTTTCCGACGTTTCCAACAAGCCGGCCGCTATCAAAAATCTTGGCGTGCCGGGCGTGATACGCGGTTATTGGTATGGGCTTGGCATGTCGACGCCGGGCTCCTCGCCTTTGCTCACCGTCGCAGCCGGTGTCGCCACGGACAGCACCGCGTCGGACATGATCGTGTTGGCCGCACCGATTGCGAAAACGATCGGCGCGAATTGGTCCGCCGGCAACAATGGCGGAATTCTCGATACCGGAGCAGCCGCGGCCGGCTTCTATCATATTCATCTAATCAAAAATCCGACAACGAGCGCGGTCGATGTTCTCGCGTCGCTCAGTGCCACCGCTCCGACGTTGCCTAGCGGGTATACGCTATTTCGTCGCATCGGTTCGCAATGGTATGGCGGCGGCGTATGGACACCCACCCTGCAACGAGGGCAGGAATTCTGGTGGACCGGCGTTTCGGTCGACGTCAACATTGCTAATCTTTCTACTGCGCTGCAAACGTTCACACTCGCAAGCGTTCCGCCCGGCGTCCAAGTGCAAGCGATCCTTACGGTTGTAGGTTGGAACACCGCTTATAACACGGTGTGGTGGGTCCATGACGTCGCTATGTTCGACAATGCGCCAAGCTACAATACCGGCGGCACAAGCGTTGAAGCATCGTCAACTACAAGCGGCAACATGGCCGAAATTCGCGTTTGGACGAACCTAGCGCAACAGGTGTGTGCGCGTTCAACGACTGCAAATACGGCATTGAAAATCTTTACTCGCGGTTGGTTCGATCCGTTCGGGAAGGTGTAACTATGGGTCATATTGCACGCGATGATGCGGGCGAAATCGTCGGCTGGTTTGCTTGTGAGCAGCCCGGAATTATCACGACGGAAATAGCTGATGATGATCCCGCGGTGGTCGCGTTTCTCAATCCGCCGTCGCTGGTGCCGAGCTCTTGCACCAAGCTCGGACTGAAACGGGCTTACGACGAGCTCGGCAATTGGGCGATCGTCAAGGCCGCGATCGCGGCTGACCAATCCGTCCAGGAGGAATGGGATCTCGCGACCGAGCTCCGGCGCGCAGATCCTCTGGTGCAACGCATGATCGCGGCCCTCGGCCTCTCTGACGCGCAAGTCGACCAGCTCCTGATCCGCGCAAACGCCCTGGTCTGACTAGTTGATCCAAGTCAACGTTGTCAGGGCTCAACCGGTCAGCTTGCTGCTATGAAGGCCGGGAGAGATTGGATCGCAATCATTGGATGCACCGTCATCGTCGCGACGGTGCTCGTGGTCATTCTCGTTTTCGCACTCTAGTCACCTTCAACATCCCCCAAAGGACTATCACGATGACCAACGCAGCGATTTCTGCGAGCGCTCTCGATTTGCATGGAATCTCCCGCGCTGCCTTCGACCTGATCGTCAGCGCCGAGGTCACCAGCCAGGCGTTTTATAACAAGCGCTATCGGACCGTCCTCGAGCATCCGAGCGACAACTCGGGGCCGACCGGCGCGATCGGCTACGATTTCGGGACGCAGACCGCAGCGCAGATCCGCGCCGATTGGCGCGGGCGCGTGAGTGACGCGATGCTTAAGGTGCTGGTCGGCGGCGCCGGCCTGCGCGGCGACAAGGCTGCTGCCTATTGCCGCAAGACGCGGGGATTGATCGATATCCCTTGGGACGTCGCGCTCGAGGTGTTCTCGAGCCATGACATCCCGCGCTACCTGTCGATCTGCCGGCGGCTGTTGCCTGGTCTCGACGAGCTCTCGCCGGATTGCATCGGCGTCATCCTCTCGATCGCGTTTAACCGCGACGCCGGCGGCTTCAACAAGCCGGGACCGCGCTGGTCGGAGATGCGCCAGATCAAGGCGGCGATCGGCAGCGGCGAGCTCGCCAAGATCCCTGGCCTGATCCGATCGATGAAACGGCTCTGGCCTGACAGCAAGGGCGTTCGCATCCGCCGCGACGACGAGGCGGCGCTTTTCGAGCATGGCCTCGCCACGTCGCATCCGCATGAGCATGCGAAGCTCGCGACGACGCCGGCGCCGGTCGATCCGGACGCCGTCGCCTATGTCCAGCGGCGGCTGCGCGAGCTCGGCTATTACGACGTCGGTCAGGTCGACGGCGAACAATCGCCGCAGGGTCGGACCGAGGGAATGATCCTGGCCTATCGCAACGCGCGCGGCCTGCCGCTGACGCCTGACATCGACGACCAGCTGATCGCCGAGCTCGGCAAGCCGCAGACGCCGCGCCAGGTGGCCGAGACGCGCGCCAGCGCGACGGTCGAGGATCTCCGCGACGAGGGCTCGCAGACCATTGCGCTGACCGATTGGGCCAAGCGCTGGGCCGGCAAAATCTTCGGCGGCGCATCAGGCCTCGGCGGCGCCGGCGTGCTGACCTGGATCACTGACAAGGCGACGCAGGTCTCGGCCGCAAAGGACGCTGTCGGCGGCCTCGGCCTGTCGTCGACGGCGATCGACGCGATCGTGATCGGCGCCGTTGCGCTCGCCGTCATCGCCGGCGCCGGCGTCCTGGTCTGGATTGTCGCCGACAAGCTCGAGCAGCGCCGCGTGGCTGACTATCGCGTGGGGAAACACGCATGAGCTGGATCGTCGCAATCGTCCTGCGCCTGGCGGGCGTCGCCGGCGTCAGCCTCTCGCCATTCGCTGCCGGCGCGCTGTTTGCCGGCGGCCTGGCGCTGCTCGCCGGCGGCGGCGCGATCGCCGGCGCCGTGCATCTCTACAACGCAGGATATCGCTCGGCCGACGACAAGTGCGAGGCGGCGCAGACCGCCGCGCAGAACGCTCAATTGCAGGCGCGCCTCGAGGAGAAGGATCGCCAGCTCGTTTTCGCCAACGCCCTGCAGCAGCGCGATGCCACGCGCGCTGCGGCGGCCGAGGAGCAGCTCAAATCCAACCAGGGGGCAATCGATGCAACGCCGGCTAATCCTAACAAGTGTTTTACTCGCGACATGTCTCGCCGGGTGCGTGGGGTCCGGTAGCCTCGACAAGCTGCAGGCGCCGCCTCCGGACGCGCCGAACATTCCGGCGCTGCCGGCGGACGTCGCGGCCTGCGAGCGCGCGCCGGTCGATACGCCGGACCGCGAGCTCGACGCCGGCGAGATCGAGCGGCTCTGGAAAATCGACCGCGCCGCGCTGGCAAAGGTCAATGCCTGCCTGCGACGCGCCGTCTGCCAATACCAGGACGTCCGCGAGGGCATCGGCCGCGTCGACGGCTTGGCCTGCGAGAGCATCGCGCCGGCGGAAAAGCCGGCGCCGCGCCTCGGCCTCTTCAAGCGAAAGAAGGCGAAATGAGCGGCGACGAAATGGCGAGCGTGAATGCCGCCTTGCTGCAGATGGCCGCCAAGATCGGCGGCCTCGAGTCGACGGTCTCGACGCTGCTACAGACCTGGCAACGGATGGAGGAGAAAGCCTCCGAGGGGCGGAAGGATCTGCATCAGAAAGTCGAGGCGCTGCGGGCCGAGGTCACGACCATGGGCGCGCAGATCTCGACGGCGACGAAAGAGATCGCCGACATGAAGCCGACCGTCCAGGCCGTCCAGAATGTGCGCGTCCAGGCTGACGGCGTCAGAAACGTCAGCCGCTGGCTCTATTGGGTCGCGGTCGGTTTGAGCGGCGGCGTTGTCTGGGTCGTGACCAACTTCGTCGACATTCACGTCAAGCATTACTGAGTTTGGGCGCGCGGCCACGCCTGGCTAGCGCCCGGCTTGGCTCGGGATAGCGTGACGGGTTTCGGCGCTGGCCAAAACGCAACTGATAGGGATCCTCGGCCGGTTTGGCGAATCGGTTCCCCTGTCAGGCGAGCTTGTTCCGGACGACATAGGCGCGGCCCTTTGGCGTGACCGACCAATACTGATCCCCGGTATCCATACTGAACCCTCCGAGGATGGCGAACTCTCGATCACTGAGCTGATCGAGATGATATTTTACGTAGCTGCGATCGATTCCCAGATGCCCGGAAATGTAGCGTGAATCTGAGTGGTCTGAGTTCGGAAGTTTGAAAAGATAGACCAGCACCTTGAGGGTGTCGTCATCAAGGTCCACCGGAGGTGGCGGTGGGTCCGCAAATTGGTGTTGGTGAACCGGCTGGCCTTCGGCGCGCAAGGCTTCGCTGATCGATTTATCGAGCTCGGTACAAGCCTCGAACAACGCCTCAGCGGTCGGCACGCTCTTAAACCCCGTCACGATGTAACGGGCGTCCATCGCAACGTCTTCTTCTTTGATGTGGCTGAGCAGCTCCCTTGTCTCCGCTGAGAGCACGAGGCCGTTTTGTTCGCTCTCTTCGCCTAGACGGCTGATGTTGTGCCCGATGCCCTTCAGCTTCGCCAGATTGTAGTTCTTCAAGCGCAGTAGGCTCTTTAGGTAGAGCTCGATGCCGTGACAAAAGAGGAAGGTTACGGGCGCACTTGGGTGCGTCACCTTCAACTGGAGCTGCTGCAGCCCCACGGCGGACCGCCAATACGAGCGCGCAGTGTTGAACAGGCCTAAGGCCGACGTTCGATCCATTTCCATCAGTGTGTCCTGCGAGCAATTCGCTTATTGATTTTATTACGATTCTATGTCGTCCCTGCGAGGGAAAGGGGCTAGCGCTTATCCTGGCAGTTGGGCAAGTCGTTCTAGTTGCTTTTTGCTCAGCAGTGTCGAATCCGCCTTGTTTGGAAGTGTGTAAACCGGGCGGAGAAATTCGGTCAGCTCCTCGCCCCTGGCCTCGATCACAAAGGAGTGCTTGAGTAGAGCTGACAGAGCTTCGAAATTGGTCGTGATAAGCAATATTTTCTGATCATCGAGACCTTCCTTGCCCTCCCACTGGCTAAGCTCCTTGATATGCCAATTGAGCTGGTCGCCAGAGCGGTTCGGATGCATCACGCCATGCGCCAGACGATTGCGAGCTCCACAATAACTGTCAGCACGTTCCCTCGCTTCGGAAATGAACTCCCGCGCCACATCATCCAATTTTGTCGTCTGGAGCGCGCTGAGCAGTAGTCGCGACCGAGAGGAAAAACCGGCTCGGCTGGAAAAAAACAAGTTCTCGGCGGTCTTGAATCCAAGTCCGGTGCAGTGGCTAAACCAAAGTGCGAGCCCGTGTTCAATGTGAGCCCAAGCGGCCATCGCCTTGCCGTACAGCAGATAAAACCGGTCAGTCTCGGAGAGCTGGCTTGTGGTCTCGGTTTCGCTCAAGCGATTTCCCTCCTTAAGGACAGCCGTTAACCCGTTGCCGCCACCAGCTCCAGCGGAGCGGCAACCTGCATCCCCGGCGCGAGCGCGATCAGTTGAATATACTTCCGCTTCAGATCAAGCCCGTGACCGTCGCCGTACTTTGGCTTCTTGGTGTCATGGCCCATCAGCTCGTCCTTGAGCTCGTCGGGTGTCTCGACACTGCGCAGGCGATCCTTGAAGCCGTGCCGTAGCGAATAGAGCGTGTGGGCTTCGGTCTCGCGCAATCCGTGGTCGGAGAAATACGCGTTCACCGCGGCCGAGAGAGTGTCGCCTTTGTCGCGGTAGTGCGGGAAGCCGTCCGGGAATTGCCGCATGGCCTCGAGCGAGACGCCGACCAGGGGGATGTCTCGGTCGGAGAACGCGGTTTTCAGGACGCGATCGTCGGGCCGCACGCGGATGAACGGAATGGGCCCGTCGAGGACAATGTGCTTGCGGCGAAGATTGATCACCTCGCTCGGCCGGGCGCCGGTGTTGATCATCACCATGACGACGGCGCGCTCTTCGTCGTTCATGGTCTCCAGCGCGCCGGCCGCCAAGATACGGTTGACGATCCACCAGGGCGAGAAGGGCGGCCGCGGCCTCGATTTGTCGCCCTCGAGGCGGGCGCCGGCGAACACGCGATCGAGGTTCAGCCGGTGACGCTTAGAGACAGCGGATAGCATGCCGGTGATATGCGTCAGGTTTCGATTAGCGGTCGCTGCCAGGACCTCGCCATCGACAACGCGTTCGGTCCAGTGGTCGGTGTATTTCAGGGCGTCGTCGCGGGTCAGTCGCGTGATGGCCTTGTCGCCGATGACTGTGACGAGCAGCTCGATCGCGCGCTTCTTGCCGTTCTTCCATTTCTTGAACTGGCCCGGCGACATCTTGGCGATCGTGGTTTTCTTGGCGATCTCGAATTCATCGAACAGGCCGGACAGCATGATCTCTGGCAGCTCGACGCCGCCGAGGGTAGCCGCGGCGGTGGCGGGGTCGTGCCGCCGATCGCCGACCGCAAGCGCGTCGATCCGCCGAAGGATCTCCGCAAGGGCCTCTTTCGCGACGTCGTCGACCGGCCGGTAGGTCAGCTGCAGGGCCTGCGCCCGCTGCCGGGCCTCCTCGAGCGCGACAATGGAATCCCGCGTTCCCTGGCCCGCGGCGGCTCTCCACGACGCCTCCAGGTCGATATTGAGCTGGTCAGCGATCCGGCCCGCGCGGATGCCAGACCGATCGTCGGCGACGCGGATCTTGGTCGATTGCTTGACGATCCCGCGCGGGTCTACCGAGGCGAATTCGGGCGGCACGCGCCGCACGAAATGCCAGTATCCCTTTCTCTTGGTCAGACGTTCTGGCATCGGCCCCTGTTGGACGTTTTGTTGCACGCCAACATCCAGGGAGTTACCGCCAAAAGTCAATAAATTTGGGATTTTTCTGAGATTTCAACAGGTTCGCGGATGAGGTCCGCCGCTCCGCTAGGGAGCGCCATTTCAGCGCCATTCCATAGCTTTGTCCGAAGCGGCTCCGTCCCGGGAGCGTAATCTTGCGCGGGCTGTTTTGCGCTCCGTATAATCCCCGCCCCAATCAAGCGGGCAGACGCCCCTCATTTCCGCTATCATTGCGGCCATGACGATCGGGATTACCGGACCCGAACGGAAGGCACCACGACAAAGTGGCGTGGTCGGGCTGATCCTTGCGACCATTGCCATTGTGATCTGGTTGATCCTGCTCGCGCTCGCGAGCGATTTCCTGGTCGACTGGCTGTGGTTTTCGTCGGTCGGCTATTTGCAAATCTTCTGGACAACCATCGGCGCCAAGGCTGCCACCTTTGCTGCGGTCTGGACGGGAACGGCTCTCATCCTCGGGGTGAACGGGTGTCTCGCGCTGCGTTTAGCCGGCAAGCGGTCGACACAGGTTGCCGCGGCGTCCGTCTGGCAGGTCGCGGGCAGCGCGCCGCTGGATCCGTTTGCGCGGTTGTTAGATCGACTGCCGTGGCCGGCGATCGTCGCAGGCGGGGCAGCGTTGCTCGCGCTGCTCGTCGCGGCGGCCGAAGTCGGCTATTGGGGCATCTTCCTGAGGTATCTCTATCAGGCGCCCTATGGCGCAGACGAGCCGCTCTTCAACAAGGACCTCGGCTTCTACCTGTTCTCGCTGCCCGCCTATGTCCTGATCAAGAACTGGTTCCTGCTCACCCTGGTCCTGAGCGCGCTGTTCGCCGCAACGATCTATTGGGCTCGCGGCGATATCGAATACGACGTTCATCGCCGGTCGATGTCGCCCATGGCGATCGCCCACGGTTCGGCATTGCTCGGCCTTCTCTTCGCGGTGAAGGCCTGGTCCTACGCTCTCGACCGCTATCTGCTGCTCTACGGCGACAACGGCGTTGTCGTCGGCGCAAGCTACACCGATGTGCATGTGGGGTTGCCGGCCCTGTGGCTCATGATCGCCCTCTCGATCACCGCGGCGCTCGTCGCGTGGGCAAACCTGCGGGTGCGCGGCTACCGGCTTCCGGCGGTAGCGGTCATGCTCGTCGCCGTCGGCGCCCTGGCTTTGTCCGGCGTCGTCCCCGCGCTGTTCCGGCAATTCTTCGTCAAGCCAAGCGAGCTGGAGCTGGAGAAGCCCTACATCGAACGCAATATCGCGCTCACCCGGCAGGCATACGATCTCGACAAGATCGTAGCCAAGCCCTTTGCCGCCGAACAGAAGCTTACCCTCAAGACGCTCGACGCCAACAAGGCGACAATCGATAATATCAGGCTGTGGGACTGGCTGCCCTTGTCGGATACCTACGCGCAGTTGCAGGAGATCCGCACCTACTACAGATTCCATGATCTCGACGTTGACCGCTACTGGCTCGACGATTCCTACCAGAGTGTGATGCTCTCGGCGCGTGAGCTGCGCTCCTCGCTCCTGCCGCCAAATGCACAGACATGGGTCAATCGCCACGTGCTGTTCACCCACGGCAATGGCGCGGTGATGAGCCCGGTCACCCGCAAGAGCACCGAGGGTCTGCCGCTGTTCTATTTGCGGGACATTCCGCCGGTAGCGGACGGAGGCCCCAGGATCGTCGAGCCGCGCATTTATTTCGGCGAGGAGAGCGACGACTACGTCATCGTCAAGGGAAGTGCGCCGGAGTTTGATTATCCGAAAGGCAAAGACAACGTCTATGCGGAGTATGAGGGCGCTGGCGGCATTCCGATCGGCTCAGTGGCGTGGCGAACGCTGTTCGCGTACTACCTCAACGACCCGAACCTTTTGCTCTCGAACTACATCACGCCGGAGAGCCGGATCATGATCTGGCGCAATATTCGGGAGCGGGTAGCCGCGATCGCGCCGTTCCTCATGCTCGATCATGATCCCTATCTGGTTATCAGCGGCGGGCGGATGTTCTGGATACAGGACGCGTATACGACGAGTTCCTATTTTCCGTCGGCGCCGCCTGCGCAGGATTTCGATCTCAACTACATCAGGAATTCGGTGAAGGTCATCATCGATGCCTATCACGGGACCGTCGATTTCTATTTGATGGATGCTACGGACCCGATTGCGGCGACCTACGCACGCATCTTTCCGCACTTGTTCAAGCAGTTCGCGGCGATGCCTGCGGACTTGCAGAAGCACATTCGATATCCGGAGGACCTGTTCCTGATTCAGGCGCGGCTGTTCCAGACCTACCACATGGAGGCCGCCGAAGTGTTCTACAATCGCGAGGATCTCTGGCAATTCCCGCGCCAGCCGGGCAGCGGCGGCGGCACCTCGGTGATGAATCCTTACTACATCATCATGCGGCTGCCCGGCGAGGCGCGGGCCGAGTTCTTCCTCATGGTTCCCATGGTGCCGAGCCGCCGCGACAACATGATC